GGTATCATATTTATAATAAAGTCTCTTTCTTCGTCGGCTGTCCTGGTAAACATTCTAGCACCTACACCCTCGTAAAATATAGTACCTTTCGGTTTGTTATACTTAAATTTAATTCCTATGGTTGGTACGCCTTCCTGTTTACTCCTACCATATTCTACGTAAATACCGTAATCGGTTTTATTCTCTACGCTTCCTATGATCTCATCGCCGACCTTCCTAGCCTTCACTATATTATTATGCTTAACTAGCTCTTTAGTATCCTCCGGGGTCTTTTCGTCGATCCTTTTCTTAATATACTCCAAAGCGTCGTTTATAGCCTCTATTAGGAGGTCTTCTTTTTGTTGTATAAACTTTCCGAGATCCAGGCTAAAACCTTTTATTTTAGTCATTATATTTTTTTATATATAAATAAACGCTTTTAAGTCTTCCCTTTAGTCTCTTCGGTTCTACTTCTTCTACTCTATAACGTCCCATATCTCCAATATCTTTATCTTTCAAGTTCACTAGGTCCCCCTTTTCTATGTCTGTTTTCTTACCGACTTTTATTAGCATTTTGCTTTTATCGGTTTCGTGTGCCAGCTCTTGGGTAAAATCTCTAGCGTTTACTTTCAATATGTAACATTTTATATCCGAATAAATCGTAGACTCTGTATAAGCTTCTTCCGATCCTATAGTATCTACGGTTTCTCTGATTATATCGCAGGTGTTACCTGTCCTATTCATACACCCCATAAATATTATATTACGAAATTAAACTTTTTTTTGTATACCTTCACTATTCTATTAAAGTCTTCGCTTTCCGTTATGTCTCTAAAAGCCATAGCCTCTTGCCCGACCTTACACGATACAGTACCGTAATTGGCTTTTGTATTGTATAGACCTGCTACCACTATACATATAGCTAATTGCAAGTCTTTAGGGATAGATCCCGAAGGATAACCGAAGGTATAATTTACTTTGATCCTTTTAGATCTTACTTTATCTCCCCAGTCCGGAGAGTGAAACTTTACTTTATTTTTGGTAGCTATATAGTCGTCGAAATCGACACCGCTATATAGTTCTCCTCAAATTTTATTAATAGCTGTTATAGGGAAACCGTTAAACCATATTTCCCCGCACGTATAAACGTTAGCTATTTCGTCTCTAGTATTTTCTTCCAGGGTATCTACTTTTATTTGGCTATAAAATAGAGCTTCTGCCATTGGTATTAGTTGGTTTATTTCGTCGTCGCTATCGCTATCCGATATTTCCAAAAACAACTTTGCGTCTGCTAAACTTATTAAAGCCATTGTATAAAAGTTAAAAATTACTATCCAAGTTTTCCGGTTTTAACGTATTCTTGGATAAAGTATACTATTTGTCGCTAGTTTCTCCAGCGTCTGCACCGTCCAAAGATCCTTCGCTACCTTCTCCGTCTAGTGATCCTTCACTATTTCCGTCTTCGTCTCCGTCTTTTTTTGCTCCTGCTTCTTCTATTTTTTCTGCTAAAGTATCTGTTATATATTCTTCGCAAACGTCTTTATCAATATTTTCTACGTCTAAAGCTGTATCCATATCGTCCGCCATAGCTTGTAAGTCGTCGATACTTTTACCGTCTACCATTTTACAGAAAATAGCTGTTTCTTCTTCTACGATTTTTGCTAGAGCTTCTTCGTTAAGTTCTGCTTTTCTTTCTTCTAAAGCTTTTAATAGATTAGCTCTTTTATCTTTCTTTTTAAACTTAGCACCCATATCGCTTAATACTTTTTCGATTTGTGCGTTAGTCATATCGTCCGAAATAGTTACCGCGAAAGCGTCGCTATTTTTAGATGTAGTTTTCTTTTCTTTTACTTCTGCCGATACTGCCCCTAATTCTTGAAACATTCTTTTATAAGATCTGTAAGTTTTAGCGAACCCTTCCGTAGTAGTAAACTCTCTACCTTTGGCTACTTTAACTTTGTTTCCTTCCTCGTTTCTCACTTTAGTAGCCACTAAAGCTTTAAATTTATATAAAGTTTTCATATTGCATAGGTGTTATAAAATAAATTATGCTCTTAAAGTATACTCCACGCTCCGCAAAAATCAAAAAAAAAGACGGAGTGTGATACTCTCGCCTTTTCTTTGGGTTAAGGTGTTTACTATAAAGTAATGTTGTAACCTGTAGTAACTGTATTTGGTTGTCCAGCTTTTGCGTTTACGATAGCAAAACCGAATTCGAAAGTAGTTACTAAGATGATCCCTTTACCTGGTACTACTCTAGTTTCGAAATCCATAGATTGACCGAAACCGTATTGTACTGCTGGTTTCCAAACAAGTTGGATTTGACCGGCAATATTACCAGTAGTATCGTGTACTTTACCGTTAGAAGCCGATAAACTTGGATTATCTCTAGCCGTAACTAAATCAATACCCCAAATTTGTTCTACTTTTTTACCGTGTACACTTGATCCGCTACCAGATTTAGAAGCGTCTTTATAAGAGTCAAATTTTCTAATTTTATTTCTAACGTTGTTAGAAGTGATATATAGTAAATCTTCGTCCGCGTTAGCGTATTCTCCTATATTTTCTGTAAGGTCTAATAGATCGTCTTCGTCTAAAGCCCCGATCGCTGTACCGTTAGCAATACCTAATTTTCTGATACCGTTAGCGATTTGTAAGTAGTAGTAAGCTTCTCTTTGTTCAGGAGTAAGAGTACCGAAATCGAAACCGTCTCTATTTACGTTTCCTGTTAAATCAGTATCCCCGTTTAGAATAACTGCGTCGATCGTTCTACCTGCTGATTTTTGGATTTTTTCAGTTACTAATTTGAAAAGATCTGTAATAGCGTAGTTTAATTCTCTTTTAGAAATAGGTACTTCTAAATAAAACATTCCTTGTACAATAGTTACACTATCTGTAGCTAGTCTGTCTCCTTTTGTACCGTCTGCCATTGGTGCTGGTGCGTCTTTCCATTCGCTGTTACCTCTAAATAAAGGAAGTTCCCCTACAATAGGTAATTTTTCAGTAATATTAAGATCCATACCGTGGTCCCCTGGTAAAAGAGGTAGTAAAGAAGAGTAATTAGGTACCATATCTAAAATTTGTTTAGATAATCTTTCAGCTTCAATAAGTTCAGCTCCAGCCCCTACGTTACCTGTGTGCATAACTTCGTCTGCTTTTCCTTCTGCTTCTTGAAACTCTTTTAGTTCTTTTTCTACGTCTTCCATAGAAATTTCTTTAGCTCTAATACCTGCTAAAGTTTTTAATAGTTGGTCTTTATGGCTCATCGTCAAATAAGTTTAAGATTTAAAATTGTTGTTTTTTACTCCGGTTAAGATTTTTTCTAGTCTGTTACTAGCTGTTTTCTTTTCCGATGTAGTTTTTATATTTAGGAAACCTTTACCTTTAACGGTAGATTTTAACCTATCTATAATTTCTTGCTCTGTTTCTTTAATAGATTTAACCGTTTCTACGATCGCGTCTAATTCTTTTTCGAAATCGCTTTTTACGGCTTCTAATTTCTTTTCAAAGTCTTTTTCTAAGGCTTTTACCCCTTTTTCTAATAAAGCTTTTGTTTCTTTTTTGTTTCCAGCTGTTTTAGAGTCTACAATTTTTTCTATCATTTTTGTAGTAAATGCTTTAGAGTCTTTCCCCGCTTCTTCCGCGTCTTCCGTTTCAGGTTGATTTTCAGGGTCTTCGTCCTCGTCTTCGATATTATCTTTTTCCTCGTCTTCGTCAAGTTCTTTTTCTTCTTCTTCTCCGTCGTCCGCTGGTTCGTCTTCCGCGTCTTCCGCTTCCTCTTCCTCATCGTCCGCACCTTCTGCCGGTGTGTCTTTTTCTTCTTCGTCGTCTCCCTCTGTACTTTTTTCTTCTTCGTTATTTTCGTTACCATTTTCGTTAGGATCGTCGTTATTGTTATCGTTGTCCCCTCCGTCGTTTGGTGTATCGTCTTCGTCTTCTCCGCCTTCTTCGTCGTCTTCTTCTTCGTCCAGGTCTTTTACTACTGCTTCAAAAGATTTAGTAGCTAAGTTTTCTAAACTTTTCATAAGAGTAAACGGATTAGCTGGTACGTTACAAACTGAAATTTCTACTAGATCTAGTTTATTAATAATAAATACATAATCTACGATATTACCTTTTTCGTCTGTAATTTCTTGCCATTCTGCCTCTAGCACTTTAAACCCAATAGAGAAACCTTTAAGCGATCCGCTTTCGATCTTTTCGAATAGTTCCGGATCTCCTGCGGTAAATTTAACGTCCCCTTTAACGTATAGTCCTTTATCGTCTATCGTTAGGTCTGTAAAATCCCCGATACGTTTATTATGATCGTGTTGTAATAGCATTACCGGATTAGTCATAAACAAGTCTATAGTTTCTTCGAAAGCCGAAGGGTTTACTATATCTCCGTATCTATCTACGTCTTTAGTACTTGCGTACCCTTCAATTTCAATAGATTTTTTTTCGTCTCCTGTAGCTTCTTTTACCTTAAAAGATTTAAAGCCGAAATTAAAATGTTGTATTTCGGTTTTAGATTTTTCTAATATTGCGTCCTTTATTTTTTGATCGTCCACGTTTTTCGCTTTTAGATCTTTTATAAGTTGTGCGTATTTCATATATATAAAAATTATTAATAAAATATCTGTAAAATATTATCCTTTTTGCGGGATAAATCAAATTAATCCGTTTCCACTATTTCTTCCTCCTCTTCTTCTTCCGCTTCCTTTGCCTCTAGCCCTCTTTCCTCTCTAACCTCGTCCACCGTAAGTACTCCGGCTTCTATATCTTTTCTTTGGTCTTCGTGGATCTTAAACGAGTCGCTAGTATCTTCTCCCTCTAATTGTATCACTATTCCCGGAGCGTCTACCGCAAACCTCTTAATTAGATCGTTCATTACAAATTCGTAATATTCCTCTTCCGCTTTAATTACTGTTTCTATCCATTGAGTATATAGACCTTGCCCGTTAGCGTGGTTTACATTATCTACATAACCTAGGATAAATTTAGGTACCTCCAGCGTAGCACAAACCTTTTCCGTTGTTAGCTTTCTTTGGTTAATAAATTCCATATCTTTATTATTTACCGCAATAGGCTTAACGTCTTTTACTAGGTTACTTGCTATAGACTTATGTTTTTGATCCGCTCCTTTTAATTGCTCTTGTAGGTTTTGTACCTGCCCTAGTACTTCCTCGTCCTCGTAGTCCATACCGTCGTTAAGTAAAAATACTGCTCTAGGTACGCTATCGTTATCGAAAAAGTAATAGTTACTCTTATTAGCGTTTAGGTCTGTAAGAGCGTCCCATACTACCCCCTCGAGTGCCGATAGTCCGAAAGCGTTATTATCGCTGTCCGTTTCATATTGATAATATGCTATCTCGTCCGGTCCATAGGTTTTTACTTCTCCCTTTCCGCTAAATTGTCTAAACCCTGTAATATTACCCATACTATCTATATATTTCGTCATCGTTCTAGGATCCAATACCTGGAAGCTTACTAGATTATCGAAACCGTCCATATTAGGAGTTATATATAATTCCCCTCCGATCTTTCTACTTTTTTCTACTTCTACCTTCCAGTCCAAAAACGTTGGTGTAGAGAATAAAGAAGTAATCTTTTTTACGGCTTTAGTATTGTTAATCACTTGTCCGGTAGGTGTAGTAAGGTATAAACCTCTTACCCCGATCTTTTTAGCGATTTTTCTAATACAAGTTCTAATATCCCCATTACGCTTATATAAATTATAAAAAGTATTAATACTAATACTTACGCTTTGGTTTAGTCCGCTAGAGAAATCCGAGAAATTAAAGCCTTTTTTTCTCATTCTTCCGTCCGGCGTACTCTTTCTTTTATTATTATTTCTCTTTTTTGACATAGAGTATAAGTTATCAAATAAGCTCGTTTTTATAATATATAAAATTAAAATAAAAGCAAAAAAAACCCTAGTCCGCTCTTACGCGGAAATAACTAGGGCTTTCTTTTTCTTAGGTTTCATTAATAAAAGCATTCTCATCATAAAATTATCTGCCCAGTCCGGCGAATAACCTAACACTTTTTTAATATCGTCCTTCTTAATAATTCTAAACGGTCCGTCTTTATCTATATCGACTTGGCTAATTGCGTCTAGCTCTTCTATAATTCTATCTTTGATCTTATCCGGAAATACTCTAGTAGAGATCTCCTTAATATTATCCGCAAGTAAACTATAACATTGATCTTTAAGTATTCCAAAATTAGGCTTTGGTACTCTACCCTCTCTTTTCTCGTGTACTGTCCTGGTATCTATTGGACTGCTGGCATTTACGAAACCGATACATTTTAAATGGTCTACGATCCCTCCACCTACTCCGTCCTCATCTACCACGACGTAACGCATATTGACTTTATACCTTTGGCTAAACTCTTGTATTTTCTTCTCTAGTATATCGTTAGTACATTTTTTGTACTCTGCATAGGCTATAGGGGTTAATCAATTCCAAACGGTTATTACCGCCGTATCTCTACCCTTTCTAGCCGGATCGCAAATTATGGCTTTTTCTCCAAAACTGTTAGGATTGGTAGCTAGATCCTGTAAATCGTCCCACTCAAATAGTTTTCCTGGCGTATCGTCATAGTCGAAATTACCGTAATATAATCTTTCTCTAATAATAATAGATTTGTGATACTTCAATTTATTTAAGTACCTTTCGTCGTTATATTTGTTATCCGTTGCTAGAGATCTAATAAAGACTCTATTACTTGGCATATCGTTATCTTTATACTCCGAAGGTTGCCAAAACCTCCTATATATATGTCCCTTAGACGGGTTAAACGTTTCCAGGATCCTAGGTACTAAACCGTGTTCCGCGTTCATTTGACGCCCTACCCTGGTTTGTAGTGTTTCTACTACTGATAAATCTATTTGTTGGCTTTCCTCTATAAAACCGTCTGTATACTCATAAGATCAAAACCTATCATTTTCCGGATCACTCGGTTTATATTCTAACTCTAAAAATCTAACCATAGATCCGTTAGGAAAATATATTATATTATCCTGTCCGTCAAATTCCCCTTGTAATATTTCCGGTATCTTATAAACCCTACAGAATTTTTTATAGGTACTCATCATAGACCCCCTTACATCTTTTAACTTCTTACGTCCCCAAAAGCTATGCGTATCGTGGTAGGTTACTCTTTGTAGCCATTGCCATATTATCCCCGAAAAGGTTTTAGATCCACCGGCACCACCTCAAAGCCCCACTTCTTCTACGTCCTTAAACTTCCCTGTATGGTCCATAAGTAATTCCAGGGCTTGCCTTTGCTTTTTATTTCCTTTAAAATCTACCTCTAGCTTAAACTCGTTTAGGGTTTTATAGAATAGATTTACTTGATCTTTTGTAAATTTACTTTTCATATTTTCTAGGCTTTATATGTAACGAATAGATTTTAGTTAATAAACGATACACTAAAAGTAACGTTCCTGCTGTTTACTTCTTCCTCGACTTCTTTATTAGTTGTCCCTACTTCTACCTTTACGTTAGCCCTTTCCTTCATTTCGTTTTGTTGGTAAACAAGCTTTGTAAACCCTTCGTCCTTTTCCTCTACTTTTTCAGCCACAAATATTTTAGCGTTTATTATCGGGCTATCTTTCCATATATTCCTACTCTCCGCAAAGTCCGGGTTTTCCCTACAATAGTTGTAAAAGGTATTAATATGTACGCCTGCCTTGTAACACGCTTGCTCGTCGGTTAAACCATAGGTAAAATACTTCTCTAATTTGTTTAATACTTTTGTAGTAATCTTTGTTTGGTCGTCTATCTTCTCTATCTTCTTTTCCGAAAGTAATTTTCTATAATGATATTTAAACGTTTCTATCCCAATATCCATTAAAAGGGCTAACTCTTTTTTGGTTTTCCCTTCGTTCTTTTGGATACATTTTAATACCTCTTCTGTAGATGTTACTTTGTTTGCTGTCATACTTCTATAATTTTCCCGAAAGTAAAGTTATTGCCACTAATACAAAAAAATAAAACGTCGATACTGTTAAAGTTACAAAAACTCTAATTAATCCCTCGTACTTCTTTGTACTAAAAAATCCCGCTATCCCTGCTATGATAATTAATACTATTGGATCCATAATATATAATGGTTATTTTGTAATATAATTTTCTTCCCCTTTTTTCTCCTTACCAGGTTGCATAGATCTATTTTGTATATCTTCTTCTATTCCCCCGTGGTTTTGGTACTTTTCGTTATCTTGCATAATTCCGAAAGTTAATATTAAAATGGTATATCTTCTACACTAATTTCGTCCTCCGGTACTTTTCTCGTACTTTTCTTTACGTCGTTTTTAAAATCCTCGTCGCTTTGTATTCAATTCTCTTTATTTCCCCCGTCTAATAATATAAGATCCTTTCCGACTATTTCAGTACGATACATTTTTTTACCGCTATCTTTATCGTCCCAGTTCCTCGTTTTTAATTTCCCTTTAAGATAAAGTCTTTTTCCCTTTGTAACATATTTCCCCGCAATTTCTGCCAATTTCCCCCAAACTACAATATTGCTAAATTCTACCGTTTCTACTTTTGTACCGTCTTCCTTGGTAAATTTCTCTCCCGTTGCGATACTGAAAGTTGTAACATATTGCCCCTGCGGTGTTTGTTTAAGCTCTGCGTCTGCTGTAGCTCTTCCTATTAAGTTTACTTCGTTTAAATCCATTGTATAATTATTATTAAATTAAAATCAAAATCCTATACCTGGTCCGCTTCCGTCGAAAGGTATAACTATTCCCCCTAAATCTATCCCTACTTTTCCTCCGACTGTCATACCAATACCGGTACTATTGTCTTCTACTGTATCTTTTTGTATTTGTGTATTTCTCGTTTTTGTATTTTTTTCCGACTCCATACAAGCTATCGTTACGGATCCTAATATAAATATTATTACAAATACTGTTATAATTGCTATTTTCATTTCTTTTTACATTTAGCTAAAATAAATTTTGTTACGTATCCGTTTACGTGGACTGGGTCCCTGGCGTCTAATTTATTCGTATTAAAATAACACTTAACGGCGTTTTTATTTTTTCCCGTAGCGTTTCCTATGGTCTCATAGCGGACCGATTGTTTTAAATTTTCTAAATTTGCCATTTTTCTAGTCGTATGTAGTAACGGATATAATATAGTCTTTTCCCTGCATAATGTCAAATAAAAAACCGCTCTAGGCGGTCCTCTAATTATACTTAGGTCTTTCGGGATTTGTTAAAGTGTAATCCCCTTCGTCTGTAGATAGAGGTATACCTACCATAACTGCTTGTCTTGTCATTTCTGTATTTATGTAGTCTTCTACAAATTTTAGCTTTTCTTCGTAATTTAAAGTTTTTTCCTTTCCTTCTTTGGGTTTAAAAACTATTACGGCTTCGTCTAGTGTCATAGTCTAAATAAAGTTAAGATCTACAAATTTATCGTATACGGCTATAGTTGCCTCTACGTCTCTTTTACAATACTCTAAAATTTCCTTGTCTTTTCCCTGGTCGTGGTAAGCTTGTACCTCTGATCCGTCGATACCTTGTTTTGGTGTAGGTATTTCTAAATGGTTACAAATAAGATCCAAAGAGCCTTTACCTCTGAAAGCTAAATAATTATAAGCTTCGTATAGATCTATAAAATGGTCCATTTCCCAAGGTTTTTTCCCAAAAGCTTTTAGTCTATCCGGTAATTTGATCCCATACCCCATAGCTCTTTTTACTATAAACGGTATATCGAAATTTTTAATATTATGTCCGCATAATTTAGGAGCTATCTTTACGTCCTTTCCGTCTCTTTTTACTGTATAGACTTTATCCAGTATATCGAAAAACTTTTTTATTTGCTCTTCTTCTGATCCTTCCAGGTTTTCAATTTTTACCCCTTCTGCTGTTTTGATCCCTACCGTAATAGTTAAGATCTTATTAAATTCCGGCATAAAATTAAATCCTTCCCCGTATTTCTCTAAAGCTTTATCTATTTCTTTTGCTTCTTTTTCCCCTGTCTTTTCATATTTAAAGACGGTTTCTATATCAAAAAATATTATCATAAGTTTTTTTTATGTTTATAAAATTCTCTTTTACAAGCTTTATCGCACCAATTATTTACATAGCTCCTACTATCTTTAACGTTAGTATGGGCTTTTACGTGTTTAAACCTTACTTTTCTTACTTTCCTACCGTGTTCTTTTACTAAAACTTCTTTGTATTTTTTTACTTGGTGTTTTAAATGGATCTGATACGGTTTTTTTCCTGTAGTTTTTACTCCTATATTATCCCTATTTATTACTAGTACGTCAAAGTCTGCTTTTTGTTCCCTTAGGATCCATAGAGCTACCATTACCGCCCTAGTCTCTGCGTCTGTAGAATTATCTACCGTATCTTTAAATACTCCACTTCATTTGTATAAAAAATTATCTGATTTTATCCAGTAAGCATACGTCCCGTACTTATGATCTTGACTAAAAGAAGCGTCGGTATTTATGGTAATAATCATAGAAAATAATAGTTATTAATATCTCGTACCGTTATTTATAGGGCTGTACTCTTCCCTCTTTCTCTCTTCTTCCTCGTCTCTAAGCTTTTGTATTTGCTCGTCCGATTTGTGTAATTCTAGTTTATTTTGGATATAAGCCCTTGCCCTGGTAACACTTGCTAAATTTGTTTTTAGCCTTCCAAAAACTCTTCTAATAATTTCTCTTTCCATAGCGGAGTTACAAATATGATCCATTAAAAATTCTTTATGTAACGCTATATCCGAGTTCCTAGCCTCCTGGGATCTCTCCAGGATCTTTAGTATTTTGTCTCTTGTTTTCATAGATAAATCGTTCTAAAATAAAATTTACTGTTTGCTCTACTTGCTCTACGGTCCCGGTTATTTTAAAGCACCCTTTACCGTCTTCCTCCCTTAAATATAGTTCGTTCCATTCCCCGTATTTATGATAGTCCGAGGCTGGGTATTGCTCTAAAATCTCCTTTAACATAAGCTTTTTTTATTATTTAATTTTTACCCCTTCTCTCATAGTAATAGTACCTTGGTCGCTTTCCCCTACTCTTTCTATAAGTATTTGGTAATCGTGTTCTTTTACTATTTTTTGTACTTCCTCCATTGTTTTTTGATCTAATAAGCTTCCGTCTTTGATATGCAATACTTTTAGCTCCGGAGTTAGTATACTACCTAACTGTATGCTAATTTTTATTTGCTCTGCTGTATTTAACTGTGTAAATGGTATATTATTTACTAAAACTCCTGCATTTTTATCGAAACTTATGTAATTTGGTATATCGCTATCCGCTATAAGCTTCTCTCTTTTCGCTAAAGTTTCCTTGTATTTCGTATCTAAAGCGTCGTGTACTTCCTGTTGTTTTTGTAATTTTCCTATATTTTCTTCTTTTTCTTTGTATTTTCTTGCATTTTCGTTAGTTTCTTCGGATTTGTTTATATTAGCTGTAATTTCTTCTAAATCGTGTTCTTTGTGTTTTTCTAGGTATTCGTCGCATTCTTTTATTTGATCGTTATAATCTTTAATATCCTGCTCTAAAGTTGCTATAAGTTGTTTAGCTTCCTCTAATTGATCCTCTGCGTCTTTTATTCCGCCGTTAATCATACCTTTTTTATTTTCGTATCTTTCTATTTCTGCGTTTTCGTGTTGTTTTCTATCCCTTTCGGCTATAAGTTCTGTTACGCTTACTTCTTCCACTTTCTCTACCCCTGCATATTCCGAAACTACACCTTTTAACCTGGTAAGCTCTCTATTTTCGTCGGTTCTTTTATTATAGATCTCTAACGCTTCTGCCTCTATTTTACTGGTATCTATTCCGGCAATTTCCTTAATAGTTTCGATTTGATCTTTAGGTTTTTGTCTCGCAATTTGTAAAGGATCTATCGTAAAACTACTAAAAAATTTATTCAATTCCTTTTGTCCTAGATTTGCTCCCGAAGTATCTACTATCCTTAGAGTATCGTAACCCTCCGCTTTTCAGTCTGTCGGTTGGGTAAATATTCTATTAATAATGATCTCTCTATTTTCTCCTTCCAGGACTAAATTTATAATAGCCTTTTCTTTATCGTGCTTTACGAGTCTAAAAGGATCGCTATTAAAATACGTTTTTCCTCTGATCGCTCAAAAAATAGCGTCAATTACTGTACTTTTCCCGCTTCCGTTTTCCCCGTCTATTACGTTCCAGTCCCCTAGATCTCCTTCGAAAATCTCGATATTTCTAAGGTCTGTAATCTTAATATTTTTTACTTTCATTGTAGCTAAAAGTTAAAGTTTAAAATATTTTACTTAAAAAGTAAACCGGGAGGCACGAGCTAGTCCCTATATGGTATTAGGGTAGTAGCTCTACAACTAGTATTTTTCACGCCTCCGGGCTTACCTTTTAATAGATTTTCTACGAAGTGTTCCTATTCATTTATAAAATGTTTATCGTAGATCCTCCACTTACTAGGCAAGTAGTAGTATATTACGGCTAGGGTAAAGGAGAAACCTATACCGATAATATACTACTACCTACTTAGAAGTAGGATCGAGGGTTAGCTAAACTTTCTAAAGCCTCCTTACTAGGTCCTTGGTAGCCTCGATTTTTTATATTTCATAATCTAAGTATTTGCTTAGATCTATTTTTTTCCCGTCGATAATCATTTTTTTAAGAGCTTCTAACCCTATATCGGCTTTAAGTTCGTTTATGATTTGATCGAATTTGTCGTGGTGTTCAATACCACAAACTAAAAACTGTAAATTTCCCTCTAATAATCTTAGCTCCGGATATGTTCCCTTTGGTAAAATATGGGGGAAGCAAGCCGGCGTTACGTTTCCTTCTACGTCTTCTGTACCTGCTATAAGCTCTTGCCTACAAATAATACAGAAATTTTCTTTACACTTTACTTTTTTCTTAAAGATCTGCTTAAAAAATGGTCCTTCACTTTTCCCGTTTTTTATAGCCTCTTTCTTTTTATCCGAAACCTGTTTTATTGCTTTCGGCTTTTTTTCTGTCTTAGTTTTTTTGCTTAATTTTGCTTCGTCGAATTTCTTGGCATTACAAGCACAAGTACTAGACGGAGTAATTTTAAACATAAAACATTTTTTACAACGTTCCATAAATAATATTAAAAAATTATTCTAAAAATTCGTCTAAGCTGTCTATAGCTTGATCTAAATAGTCTACTGTTTCTTCTAGGTTATAAGTTTTATCGCTATAGTCGTCTCATTTTTCCGACTCTTGCCATTTTTCCGATCTATTTGCGTAGGTATCGTGCCTATTTTCTATTTGTTGTTCTAGCTTCTCTTTAGAAGCTGTAAGTTTTTCTCTTAATGTTTTCATTTTTACCTTGCTAAAAGTTAAATATTTGTATTTAAGAAGTAACGAACGCTTTGCCGTATCTTAAAGACAAGGGTATTATATTCTTTTATTTATCTTTGTCCAGTTTTTTTATTACTTTTATTTAAACTTTTCTAACGTATGCTTAAAATATCTGCTATGATCTGCCGTTAATTCAAGTTTATTAAAAATGTTATTAGGAAATTTAATTATACCTCTTGTCCAGGCACAAATAAACTGGTGTTCGTATTTAGAGTCTCTATGTACCAAAATTACCCTAGCACCTTTACTAAAGGTTATATATCCTTCCGTATGTTCTTCGGTAAATTTATATATTTGTCCAAACATAGTAAATAATTAAAAAATATCAATATGCTTTGATAATATCGTTTTAACTTGTAATACAGTCGATACCACCCAATATTCGCCCCCTGCGTTGTGTATTTCTTTTTCTGCGGTTACTTGTCCTGCACTCTGTTTTTTTCCAGGAGCTTTAACCTCAATACCTATATACTTACCGTTTACTATTAGGGAAATATCCGGTAGTCCTGTCCTACCGGTTTTAAAAAATCCCCCTTCTACTTTAAACGCCCCGGCTTGTGATCTAAAAGAATATATCGGCTTTTTAGCTAATGTTTCCATATCTGATAAAAACGCCATTATTTCTTTTTGTATTTCTCCCTCCGGATTTTTCTTTTTTTGTTTTCAAAATCTAGTCATCTTCTTTTTTTGGATCTAAAATAGCTTCTTCCGTTAAACTTTCCGAACCTTCCTTAGCGAGACAAAAACTACAATATTTTTTATCCTCTCATATTTTTATATAAGGTGGTTGGTTTTCTATTTCCTGTATAACGTGGGCTATATGTAAAGCTATTGTATCTCTTTCCTCTCCGTCCTCTACTGCTACCTCGATTGTTTTTAGACTATCTATTAGTCTTTTTTTTGTGTAATTTTCTCTATCCATTACGTTTTTACCTTGGTTTTCTGACATAAGATTATTTTTATAGAAATATAATTATTTGTTTGATACTAGAACCCTAAATTTTTTATCGAATTTTTCGCCTAGATCTTTTGCCTCTTCTGATAATTCGCCTTTATCGAATAAGTAAGCTTTAATATTTTCCTTTATTTTTTTATCTACTTCCCCTATGTAATCTTTATAGATACACATATATTTTACTGCGTTTTCTTCTTTGGTATGTACCCAAAATGTAATTAGAGGTCTATTTTTTTTCTTTGTAAATAGAGTACAGTAATACTCTAATTTTACCCCTTTCGATCCGCCTTCTTCCGGTAAACTTTCTTTTAGCTCTTCTGCTATTGGTCCTGTTTCGATCATTTTTTAAAATATTTAGGATCTAAAGTATTTATATAATCCCACTCCTCCCTAGTGAAAGGAGTGTTTATATATTCCAAGTCTTTTTTTGTAAAGCCTTCCGGATTTTCCATTTTATATAGTTTCTAATGCTAAAGCCATACGGTGTAATCCTCCTAGTGATTGTAATTTTTCAAATTCTCTAACAACTTCTCCGGATACAATAAAATGTAGTGTCTCTGTTTGCTTATTTGTTAGCTGTGATAAGCTAGCTTGAAAGGTAAAGTCTCATACCATTTTACGCTCTTTTTCATATTCTTTATGGATACGCTCCATTTCCTGGTATGGTGTTTTTTTCTTTGGATCCGGTAACTCTAATTGGTTCTTTTTTAACTCTTCATATTGAGAGTTTAAAGCTATATTAAAATTTGTAGGATCTAAAACTAAATGTAATTGATAATTTAGGTTTACTCTTCTAGGCAAGCTTTTTACTTCTAAGGTAAGTTCCCAAATAAAATTATTATCTAATACGGCTTTTTTAAATTTAAACTCCGTATGGTGTCCGTTTATTTCTGTATCAATTTCTAATATATCCAGGGCTTTTTTTTCTTCCTCTGATATAATTTTACCGGCGTCCTCCAGGATCCCGATTTTTTTAGCTTCGTCCATTTTGGTTAAAATTATGAAATATTATATTTTTCCGAAATTCTTTTTATTTCTGCCTCTACACTTGCTTTAATTGCGTCGGCGTCTTTTACTGATCCGTCATTTAACTTAGGTAAAAAACTACGTAAATGTTTTAAAGCTTCTTCCGGACTATCTTTTACTAAGTTCTTTTCTGCGTCTCTTACTAAAATAGGTTGTTGGTAAGTTGGTAAAAAAGACTCGTCCACTAATTCAAAATATACTCTACCTGCTGTAAATTCGTATACCGTAAACCCTCTAGTTACTACTCCTGCTTCCTCTTTTTCTAAGAGACCTACCATAAAATAGGTTTTTTCTGCGTCTTTTGACATTTTGTTAAAGTTATTGTTAAATTATTGTTTAAAACCAATGTAGCTACCCGTTACTATTCTCGCTATTTTTTGGTTTCTAATTACCAGCATAGTTTTAAAGCGTTGCTCGGTCGTTAGAGGTTTGTTTTTTTCTGCCTCCGCCTGCTTTTCTCTTTCTAAAATACCTGGATCTAGTACTATTTGTATCATACGATCTTCTTCGGCGTCCGTTGGCTCTCTTCAAATATTTTTTTGCATAGCCTGGACCTTGTTTTTTACTTCCTGCTTTTGCCTTTCAGTCAAAGAAACCATTTTAAATTCTAAAGTTTTTTCTCTGTCGTCCGGCTGTACTTGTGCAAAGTCTTTTATTTTCGATGTTGGTACTCTTCTATCTCCGTGCCTAGGAAATATAATATATTCTAGGTTTTTCTTTTCCTGGAAATCTTCCACGGATCCTTCCCAATAAAGTACCTCCCTATCAAAGCCAAATTCGACTTTTGCCCATACAAGCGGTTTATATTTTTTTAATGAATTATCCATAGGTAGTTACTTTTTTAGGTTTTAAATCCGCTTCCTTTTTTCCTTTAAAACTATTTAGAAATTTTCCGTAATTATCTTTAAAGGTTTTTCCGTTAAATAATTTTCAATTCCAAAAGTCGTCTTGTTTTGATAAAACGATAGTTTTATAAATAAAATCCGGCACACTTTCTAACTCTTTTCTTTTTTCGACAATTTCTTTTATAACTTTGCTACGTCATAAATTCCATAAAACTTGTCTTTCCTTTTCTCCTGGTATATATAAAACTCCTATTTCTGTACAAGCTTCTTTTATAGCTGTCTCTATTTCATTTACTATAGGGTTTCCAAATTCTTCTACTTTTTCTATTTCAGTATCGCTAGAGGTTTTAACCTCTGATACTTTAGTATCTTTCTTTATTATTTCTATATCAGTATTATTTATATTATCTTTATTACTTATACCCCCCTTTTCGCCTGGTAGACTTTTTGGCTGGTTGCCTTTTTGTCTACTTGCCGTTTTGGCGGGTTGGGCTTTCTTCTGCGGTTTCTGATATATATAATAATAATTTCTACCGTTAGTTTGTTTTTCCCTTGCGATGTATCCCAGTTCCTCTAATTCTTTGATACCTCCATTTATTGCCTTGTAACCGTCTTTAAAATCGTTGGCTATACGATCTACGCTAAAGTCCCAGTCATCGGGTCTACTGTATAAATAAGCATATATCCCTTTGGCTTTTGCTGATACTCTTTTATCTAACAAAAGTTCGTTACTTACCTGCGTAAAATTTATATTCTCTTTCTTTATTTTCATAAATTTTGGATAAAAAAAATAGTAGGTGATCTGCTGGGGAGCTTTTACCTACTATTTGTGCCAATAGTATATAGAAAAATCGCTCCCCAGCAAATTTTTTTTGTAGATTTAGTCTATTTCTTTTTAGTGCTTTGTCTAGTTTTTTTTCTTTTCTTTGGTACTGGGATATTATGTTTTTTTCTAATATCGTGTATTTGTTGGTCTTTCGAGTGTACTCTATTTTCTAAAGTTTTGATCTTTACAGAATTTGCATTTATAATTTTATCTTTCCCCTCTAAAGTTTCTTTTACTCCTTCTATATAACTATCAAAATCCTTTTGTATTCCTGCCCCTTCCTGCATTTTTAAAATAACTAAACTATATAACGCTTTACCTTGTCTTAATAAACGATCTATTTTTTTATCTTTTCTAGCTTCTGTTTTGATAAAGTCTATAGTTTCCTTCATATCTAAAGTCTCTGCTTTGTGATTTTCTTCTAGGTGTTCTACTCTATCGTGGCTCTTTTTTTGGCTAGCTATATCTCTAATAGTTTGGCTCCAAGTAAGTTTTTGTCTTTCTTCGTCTGTAAGATCCTCGATATTGTACGTAGCATTTTCTACCTGTCTTACCATTCTTTGTACGTCGTCGTCTCTTCTTTTTAATTTAGCTAGTATTTTACCTGGCTTATAGTCCCTAGATCAAAATACGTAAGCGTGTATCGCTAATAGTTCTCCTCTAAATTCTTCTAGTTTTGTATTATCTTCCTTTAGGTTTTCATATCTTACCGCCGAAATAATAAGTAATATAGCTAAAAATAAGTAACCAGCTCCTAGAGCTATTGCTATTGTATCTACCATAATAAAAAAATTAATGTTAAAATATTTATTTGTTTTTTCTAGCTTCTATTTCGTTTTCTAAAAGCTTTAAAAATGTTTTTTCGTCGATCTTTAAAAATGTAGTTATTTTTTTGATCGTAGATTTTCTAGGGGTGTGTTCCCCTTTTATCATACGGTAATAAGTTCTATTACTTACTACTTTATTTTCCTCTAAAATATCCCACCCGAAACCGTGTAATTTTAGAAACTGCGTTAGAGTTTTGTCGTTTAAGTCAATTTTTACCATTTGTAAAGTTATTAATAATTAGTCTAGCCAGTCCCAAGTTTTTTGTATTGTAGTATCCATTTTGCTATATAGGTCCAGGTCTTTAGTAATTTCTAAAGGTTGCTCTATTAGCCAAATATTCGGATCTTTCTTTTTTTCCCATACTGTTAGGTGTGCGTCTAGTGAGTCCAGGGCTTTTATAATTTCTCCTAGCTCTCCTTTTTCTTCGTTTGTGTTTAGTTTTCCGTCGATTAATTCCGGTGGTATTTTTACAAACCAGCTAGGAAATTGTCCCGTAGTTTGGCACGCGTCCAAAGTTATAGTAGCGTCTATTTTTACGTCTTTCCCGTGTTCTCTTTTAAGTTGTACCATAGCTAATAAGTTGTAAAAACTCATACTAAGATCGTAACCTAACTCGTTTATAGCTTGAAACTTAAATTTGATAATGTCGGCACAAGTTTTAGTATCTCTGATCCAAATTTTTATTAGATTATCTACTACTTTACTTTCCTTATATCTATCTAAAGTTCCTTTTAGATCTAAGCTTTTATATTTTGCTGTAAATTCTTTTTGTACTTCATAGTCTCCGTCGTATTCAAAAAGTTTTTGTCTTTTAAACTCTGCTATAACTTTGTTTATTTTTTTTGCTTCTCCTTCTGTAAGTCTAATTTTACTAGAAATATCCCCGTAAATTTTCTCTTTTAAACTTGCTACGGTTTCTTTTGCTTCTAGCGGGATCCCTTTACTAATTGCTAATTTTTCGAGATCTCCTTTTAGTAATCCTTCGTCTAAAAAATATTTTTTCTTAAAGGCTTCCTCTCCATAACTTATATAGTCGTCTACTGCTGTACCGAATTTAAAACAAGCTTTTTCCTCTCCGTCTACTTTTTGCTCTAGTATGTATTTTCTAAAGAAATACTCCGGACTTTTGATATAATCTTTTAACTTAGAGGCTGTAATAAATCCTCTATTTTTTATTACGTAGCTATCCGTTTGTAGTTCTTGGTTTGTTTTTATAAGTAAAGGGAAATCCTTAACGTCTTTTAAATGTATCATTTTATTTAAAATTATTGTTTAAATTACTTTCTAGGTCTGCACTATCTGTAGGTTCTTTATCCTGCTTAGTAGCAAACCTCTTTTCTGCGGTAAGGTCCTCGTCGTTTAGATCTGCACCTATACCAAATTCTTTGGCAAAATTTCTTTTAGCCTGGCTTATACAAGCCTGTATTACTGCAAACCTACTAACTGCGTTATTTTCGTACATTTTGAAACTCCCGCAAACAGTCCTTTTTATATCTCTTCCTAAAAAGTTGGCTGAAAATTTCATAATTACAAACGCGTCGTACATTTTAGTTTCTTTACCTTTATTGGTTTTAGTCTCCACTACTACGAAATCCTCTTTTATTACTTCACTTTCCCAAGCGAAATTAAATAGAAAATTTAATAGTCTCTCGATCTTTCTAACTGGTATATATTGTATTGTTTGTTTTTCCCATTGTCCCGTATCTTTATTTTTTATACTCCCTAACTCTCTTGTTTTCTGCCAAGCTTTACGAGTAACCTGTAGAAAGGCTACTTTATTTTCTTGCGGAAATTTAAAGTATTTATCGTGTTGTACACTATATAAAGAGTCTTCTACGTATTTTTCTAAAGACTCTGTAAACTCTATTTTCTCCTCGTCTGTAAGTATTTTTACTAACTCTGTAGACATACATATTTATATTAAAAGCTAAAGTATTGTTTTTATTTATTTCCCTAATTGCTAAAGTAACTGCCCCGGATACCAGGGCGGATAATATAAGAGCTGACATATTATTTATTTTGATTAATAGCTAAATCTACTTCGTTGTCTATTTTTGTATCGTGTACATATTGACCGAAAATATGATTTTCTCAAAATTCTAGTTCGTCGTGAAAGTCCTGTATAAAAATATAAGTAACTTCAAAAAAATCATTTTCCTTACATACAATCAAGTTATCCTCGATTTTATCAAAAATAAGTTTTTCTCCTTCATATTCTATAGTATCTCCATTCTCTAAAGAGTCTATATAGTTATCCATATTAGTATTTGCCATTGTAGTTATAAATAAAAAGCTAAAAGTTGTTTGTATTTAAGAAGTCCCGGTATTTGTATATTATTTTTTGCCGTTTCTTATTTACGTATCCTATTCTATTTATTTTATTTCTTTTGTCCAGTTTTTTTATTACTTTTTTTATCGTTTTACTGGTATCGGGAAAACGTAGACGTAAAAAAAACCGGATAAACCGGCTTTCTTCCTAGGTTTCCCTAGTTGATTTTTGTGTATGAGAAATACAAACAAAAACTTTTAGCTACGTCCCCGAAAGGACGTAAACTATTATAAGATTATTTCGCAAAAGTCAAAGCATTTTCGTTTTTATATACTGCTATTTCTGCGTTTCTTCTTTTTTGTAGTCCTGGTAAATATTTCCCGCCGGCTTTATTGTATAAACTCATAAGATAAACTACGCTGGCGTCGTCGCCTTTTCTTGCATAATTTAAGATCTCGATTTTATAACCTACGTTGTAGAAAAATGATATTAAAGCTACTTTCTTATTTGCTGGTAAATTGTCCCCAAGTCTATTTATTCTTAAAAGTTCGCTTTGCACTCTTTCCCTTAATATTTTTTCGCACTCTTCTTTATTTGCTGTAGCTCCTTTTACGGATCTCGTACCATAACAAATACTATATTGTTTTACGTCCCAATACGCCGTATATCTAACGCCTTCGTGGTGTCTTAAAAACTCCATTGTTTTTTCTATTACGTATTCGTCTCCTACCATTTTGCTAGGTTCGGCGATATGGTTTTTAATAGGGGCGTCTATGTCCCTATTGGTTTCTTTTTTAGGTTCCTCGCTTACTTCCTCTGTAAAACTTTCTTGTTTAGTTTCGCAATATTCTAAATCTACTTCCATACCTGTAGCCAGTCTATCTAATTGGGCTTCTACGCATTCGTTATATGTAGTAGTTTCCGATAATTCACTATGTAAAAATTTTAGTTCTAAGCTAAGATCTTCTATTTTTTGGTTACTTTCTACGGCTTCTTGGTTAAAATAGATTATTTCTTTATTTTCTATTAATGTATTTTCTGCCTCGTCTAGTAACATTTGTGCTTTTGCTTTTTCTATTTCGATATTGTTTGTATAGTTCATAGATAAAATACCGATCATAATAGCTATAGAAATCGCCCCAATTCTCTTTTTATTGTTTTTTAGTATATTTATACCTGTAGTTATATTTAAAGTTCTCATAGTGTTTATTTTTATTTTTTAAAGTATGTTATTTTTGTAACAGTTTTGTAACATTAGTTACCTTTCTTGCCAGTTAATTAGTATTTCTTTATTAAGATCTATTAATTTTGCCCTGGTCTTTTTTATTATTTTCTTTTTTTTCACGTAGCTAAATTACGTTTTAAATGTTTGTATCTTGCAAGGTACAAATAAATTGTATCATACCCTTTAAACTTTTGTCAAAAATATAACCACTTTTTTTTAGAAAAAACAAAAAATACCCCGAAAAAAGGGTATTTAATGCTAAAATATCATTTTATTTTTTACTATGAAAATCTACTATCTTCTATCAATAATATTTGAAAACTTGCGGAAACTCAAATATTATTTGCCGATACTTCCCTACATTCTATTTTAACGTCTGTTAATGGTGGGATAATATCCGGCATAGTTCTTACGTCCTTAAAGTAACTTGTACCTTGGTTTACTAGACCTATTGTTTTTTTAATTTTAAAAACTCCTCCAAAACGTCTACTAAAATATTGTACGATCGCCGTACCGTTTGTTTGCGGTCTACTCATACTAGCGTCCCCCTGGATCAAATAACCCGTTTTACCTCTAGGTACAGTAAATATAGCCATTTGGGTTTGATTATTCCCGTTTATAATATGGGCTCTTACTTTTGTATCGTCGTCCGGTACTCCTCCAGTTATAGGAGTATCTACATAACAATATACTTCCCCTCCCATACTTTTAGGTACTGTACTTGGTATTTCTCCGGATACGTTTTGCATACTATTTACTCTCCAAAATTTAATAGGATCTCCCGATAAATCCGGGCTTTGATAAATAAGTACTTTGTTTTGTCCGTCTAATACTGCGTATCCTTCCATAGCTGTACCGTCTGCTAATAATCCATTTATCATTACATAAATAGCCGTATCTCCTGCGTCATCACTAGAAAGAGTATCTATATCCGCTACACCGTCTGCCGAAAATGTATAAACTCCTCATTGTTCCCATATATCCTCTGGTCCCCCTGTATCTATGTCGGGATTTTCCCCGTATTGGTCCACGTCTGAAAACCCCTCTATTGTCCTAGATGTAACCGCTAGGTAAAAAGGTAGTGCCAGCGTCTTTTTAAAATCTTTTCCGAAAAAGTCCATAATATAAAAATTAAGTTTTAAATTTTTTGAAAAAAAAGAAGACTACGTTTGTAGCCTTCTAAATGTTGTCGGGTAAGTTCCATACTTTTTGTACGATTAGCTCTTTAAGGCTAAAAGAGATAAAACCACCTCCTTTAAGTTTTGTAACGTTAAAGTAATTATATACTACGCTTTCTAGGTGCTTTTGCAAGCTTTTTTTCTTCTTGCCTCTCTTTAACTTTCTCCCAATATGTTTTACGAACCTTTCTTTTAGATTTTGTAGGTTTAAGTATTTCTATTCCCATTTTCTAACATAGTTACTAAATCTTCTCTACCAAGTGATTTAAAAATAAAGACTGCTAAATTATAATCCATTGTCGCTATCTCTTGTCTCGTACCTGTATGTCTTGGGTTTGATCCACTCCAAGTACCAAACTCTACCATTTTTTTAGCTCCTAATAGATCTATTTTGTCTAAAATTTCGTCTAAATCTTTTTGTTTTTCGTCTAAAATTTTTGCTTCTTTTGCTTTATAATCCGCTTTATTCTTAATAGGTTCTCCGTCTATAGTTACGTCTTCGTCTAAATTTATAAAGTATCCGTATGCAAAAAAGTAACCGTTTGCGATAAACTCTAGGATCTTATCGTTTGTATAAATATTAGCGTCTCCTAGTCTTTCGTTATAATTTTCTACTATATTCCCTCCGTGTACTTTCGCTCCTTCTGTATCTATTTCAGTAAATGCGTGTCCGTATCTTTTTACTTCGGTCCAGGTATATTTATCGTTAATTACGTCGTCTTTTTTAAAGTCTAGTAAATATTTACTTGTGATATATCCCCCAATAAGTCTAGCATATCCTAAACGATCTAAATTTTTAAAGGTAGATCCTCCAATTTTTGCCCTGGTATATTTTATTACTCTTCCGTTATTTTTTGCTATAAATGGTATCCACTCGTCTAGGCACCCTCTGAAAGTCATACCCTTACCTTTTACAAGTTTTCCGATCTTATATAAATGATCTATAAATAGGAAAAAATCTGTTTCCGATACTACGATACCTGTATTATATGTTGTAACTCTTCTTACTGCATTCGGTACACAAGTAGACCCTTTTTGTTGGTTTGTAAATAGTTTTTTGTATTTATTTGCTGGCATAGGATCTAAAGCCCCTGCGTTAAATACTTCCTCCGGGTTTTCTTCCTCGATCAAGAAACCGGAGTTTTTGTAAAGATCATATAAAAATAAGAAATCGGAAAAAGTTATTTTCCCGTCTTTTTTGATCTCTTTATACGCTTGTATAATTTCGTCATCGTATTTTATAACAAAATTAAGTAATATTTTAGCGTACTGTATAAATAGCGATATATATTTTTTCATCTTATCAAAGATTAGTAATTAAAAGTCTAAGCTCGTATTTCTCCTTATCGTAAAAATATTTATTTCCTCAAAGGGTAAGCCCTGTAAAAATTGCACCAGCCGTAAGTCTTCTTTTTGTTTTTGTTGTCCAATGTAATAGCCTACATAATCTTATTATCATCATAAGATCCGCTAGTAGCTTATCTATTATATCGTCCCCTAAAATATATTCTAAATCGTGTAAATGGCAAATATATTTAAGATCCTCTATTAATTTCCTATAAAATTCCGTGTTGAATTTTGGAAACTTTTTTATTTTCTCGTTAGCAAATTTGGTAAAATTAAAACCCTTGGATCCACCGCACCCGTTAGTTATTCCTAGGTTTTGGTATTTATCAAGGGTTTCTTTTGTGTATCCTGCTTCGAGTAAAATTTTATCTATAGTATTTATTTTCATAAAATCTATTTACCTAATAAAAATTCTCTAAAGTCCGTTCTTTTATCTTCGTAAACTCTATTATACATAGCTTCTTTAGATCCCCCTTTTTTCTTACACATATTGTATAGGGCTACTCCGTCTTCGTATGTAAATGGCTTTTCCTTAAATACTTTATCCGCTTCCACTATCAAAGATATATTTAGAATTGTCAAAATAATGATTATAGCGAATAAATACAAATTATTTTTTGCTGTTCCCATCTGTATTTTGGTTAATTTCTATTCTATCTAACCTAGTTTTAATAACTCCTAGCATTTTGGATAAAATTATAGCTACGGCGTCGTATTCTTTAACTTTTTTCCCTGTACGTATTTCGTAGGTATTTCCTACTATACTGTACATTTCTGCCAAACTAAGAGCGAAAAACGTACCGCTTAATATATTTTCCATATCGTAATTATTAAGTTTTCCGAATACTCCGAGAGATAGTATTAATAGAAGTATAGTAAATTTGCTAAAAAATCCTCCTACGGCTCTTCTACTACTTAATTGTTTAGTTATTGCACCCTTTATAACTCCAGTCGTAAAGTCTATAAAAAGTAGCAATACATATAATCAAAATACTTTTGCGTCTATCCCAAGGTACCCAAATACCGAAATTAGACTTACAGATAGTGCGGTTTGTTTAATCGCTAATATTTTCTCCATTTTACTAGGCGGTTATTAAATAATATTTTTAAGTGTTTCTCTTAATGTTTTTTCTGCCGAAGCGTACAATAATTTATATTGTTCGTTGTTAGCTATTATTTTGTCTGCTAACTCTTCTACTGTTTCTCCTTCTATTACTAAAGCTTCCAGGAAAGCCGAGGTATCCCCAGCTTTTACCTTTTCTGCTTCTTGTACTTTTAAATCAAAAGTAGCTTGCTCGTCCGAAGAGTATTTAGCGTTTATAGGCTGTAAAGTTTTATGGAAAACCGTATAAGCCTTTTTTACTGGATCCTCTAAATACTCTTGGATCATTACTTTTTGCTCTTCTGTAGCTTCTTCCTCTGATATTGTTTTTAAACCTTCTTGCTCGAAGTAGGTATTACTTCTACAAGTAACTTTTGTTTCCTCTTCGTTTAATTGATAAAACATAATATTTTTTTATTAAATGTTAAGATATTTTCATAGCTATACCCATTTCCGAAACTGTACTACAACTTCCGACCTCTGTATACGTAATTGTAAATTGTGTATCCGTTATAGTATTGATAGTCATTTTAAAGTAATCGTTCGCCGAATAATATACTATACCTATACAATCACTTCTCGCCCCTCATTCCGGACCTACGCAGGCGTATTGCCCTTGCTCTAACCACCCGTGAGACGGATACCCTGCGGTACCATATCTACTACAGAAAGCCTCGAATTTAACCGGGATCCTTCCTAGATTATGATTATAAACCGTTGAATAACTGGCACCACTACCAGGAGTAGTAAAGTTTAGAAAGTCTACCGTTTCTTCTCCTTCTTCTTGTAGTTTTGTTAATATCTTTGAGTCTGTGAAACTATCCCCTAGTAAAGTATTACTCGCTTCCGTTGTAGTAATTGCACCCGCTCCGTCTACGTAATATCTAGTATTATCTAAGATAGGATCTATAGGCTCAAATACACCGAAGTTTATTAAATTTATTGTAGATATTGCTACGTCTGAAATTAGTTTATTTTTTATACCACCTGTTACCGGAGTACCTAAACCACCTAAACCACTTGTAGAAGAAACTAATTTAGTATCTGTAACTAAATCCCCGTCTATTAATAGTTTGTTATTTGCGTCTCCTCCCGATACTACGAATACAAAGGCATAATCTGTAGCCGGAGTAATTGCTACCGGTCCAGTAAATGTAATTTCTGTGATTTGTTGGTAAACTGCTGGAAACCCAGTCATATTACTAAATACCGGAGTATGTCCTAAATCGTTAGTTTTTACTCTTAGGTCTATAGTTTGCCCAGCCGTTACAGTTGCTGTAGTCGTATCCGTTTCCGGGTTTGTACCACTACCGGTATCGTTAGGTGTTCCTATTGGTACACCGTCCGCGTGTAATTGATATACAACGTCTCTATTAATACTTGCGTCTTTTGTGATTTGATAAGAATAGTCCCCGTTTGCTGACGCTACGAAACTACTACCGGAAATTACTTGAAACGTTCCATTTAAACCTATAGATCCTGGACTAGTATTTGGTATATCTGCGTTATTTGCGAACGCTATACCGTCCATTTCTAATAGTGGGTTTCCTGTATCTACATTATTACCACCGTCGAAAGGATAAATTTTAAAATCATACGTTCCACTACCTCTAGTATCTATAGTTAGATCCTCTAATTTTATAATAGAGTTTTGACTATGTTGTATAACCCCTCCGTAAAGATTTACTCCGTATACTTCGAGATTTGTACCAGTATTCGTAGTTAATGGATCTTCGTAACCATTGGTAGTACCTTCGTATACCCCTAGTTTTTCTCCTTCGTCTCCGTCTTGATAATTATATAGTCTTCCTGTATCCTCTCCTACTTTATAACCTTTTCTAAAAATATATATCCCGTCTCCTAAAGTTTCCCCAGGAGTTAGATTTAAAAGGTCTATTTTTTCTGTTTGTACTGGACTATCCGGTATTTGCCCTGGTTTAATTTTACCGTCTGCACCTAGTAAAGGTATCCCTAAAGGTTGATCCGTTCCTACACCGTTTATAAAAATATCTGTAACCGCGTATAAATTCTCTCCCTCTAAATCTACAATATCTCCGGAAATATCTTTAAATAATATTTTTGTACCTCCTGCGTTTGCTTCTAAATAGATCTCTGCACCGCTTAAATTTGTTGCTTTTAATGTAGCTACTTCTCTTTCGTCTGTAATTACTCCACCTACTACGTCTGCTAAAGGTATGTAGTTCCCTGCTGGGTAACTTGCCCCGCTGTCTATTTTACCAGCCAAAGTACCGTTTACGTCGTTTAGTGCTGGATCATTAATATTATTTTGATCTATTACTATCCAAAATTTCTTCGTCCCTGTAGTATCTATAACCTCCGAAGCTGTTAAAGTAACTAATACTAAAATGTCTTCGTTTGGTGTTATTGCTGTCCTAGTACATTTTATAAAACCTGTACCAGCGGAAATACTGTTAGTAGTAACTTCCAGTCCGCCTATTACTCCAGGTCTAATAGATTGTAGCCCTAGAGCTGTATAATCCTTGTCCCTTTCGTTGGTTATCCCGTTTAATAGTGTTGTTTTTAACATAATATTTTATTATTAAGTATTAAAATAAATATACGATATTTTATTATAATTGCAATTTTTTAACGCTTCCTTGTAGGTCGTTAATGGTTTTTATTAATCCGGTCTTTTTTACCGTAATTTCTCATACGTCCACACTCATTACAACTACTTGACCCCCTAATATTTTTACTTTTCTCCTGGTTATAAATAAATCTCCCGAAATATCTATAAACTCTATACCCGAATTTATCTCTACTACTAGCTTATCTCATAACTGCAAAACTGTATTTAGACTACCAAAGTCTACGTTAAATTTATGTATCCTTTGAGACTGGCTCGATGTTTCTAAGTGGTTTGTAAGTTCAGTACCGGAAATATCGTTATACTCTTCTAGTCTACCGAAAGTATCTATACTCGGGCTATCTGTAACGTTTGTACTACTCGTAAGTACTGTATTTACTAAAGATCAAAAACGATTTACTGATATATCCCCTATATTATTTTCGTCCGGACCGTCTTTATTGTAGATCAATTCCGTAAATTCGTCTCCGGTTGTTTTATCTGTACCTATAATATCCGCCATTACAATAGTACCGCTTTCTACTTTCCAGTTTTTCCCTGCCGATACTCCTATTTCGTTTAACATAGCAAAATAAGTAGTACCTTTATCGAAACTTTTAGTAATCCCGGTTACGTCTGCGTCTATACTATATAGCCAGTCTTCCGGGTTCGCGTCTCCCGAAGATCTATTATTAAGATCTGTAAGAATATCGTTTAGAATATAATCGAGAGTTTGACTAGAATAATTTTTATTTGAAAATAATACTTTTTTATCTAATAGTCCTTTGTAATCCCTCGCTACTATTTTTACAGTTTTAAAGGTTGGTTGCAATTCGTAAATAAATCCGTCAAATATTATTTTATCCTGTAATCCAGTCTCTATAATTTGGATCCTTTGAAATTCACGTAACCCGCTACAATTTAGGTTATTTTCCTCGTCGGTATAATAATCGACCTCTACATTTAAAAGGTCGAAACTATCCATAAACTCTTCTATTTCTATGTTTCTTATTTCGTCTATTTTTATAATAGAGCTTCCACCAAAGAAACTATTAAATACTTTTAAAGTATACATTTTTATAAAAGTTAAAAATTATTCGTACGTATCCTGGTATCTTATATAAACTGTCGCTTGGTCGTTACTTACGTAATTATCGCACGATATTATTAACTGGTTTACTCCCGATACTAAATATACATATTGTCCCTCTTGTAGGGATTTTTTATTTACCCCTTGATCGTTTATAATAAAAGGCTTTTTCGTATTATCTACTACTAAATTATTTGTAGTATCTACTACCCTCATACTTTGCCCAGTTGTAATATTTGTGATCCTAGGATTTACTAGCTCTCCGATTATTTGTATAAACATTCCAGCTTTTGCGTCCCCGTCATTTATTACCTCGATCGAGTCGCTACCTCCAAGTAAATTATTTGGTAAAACATTTGGTAAAACGTTACCCCCTAATATTCAAATACCACCGTTAGCGGTTTTTTGGTCCTGGCTTCTATAAAATGGATCTTCTGATAATAACGTAAATTCGAAGTTTGTAAGATCGTCTCTTACTACTGTAGTATTTAACGGCTTGTAAACTTTCGCTTGTGCTGTTACGTCTTTACCTCTTTTATCCGTCCAATTTAAAGTATAAAAACCCTTGTTGTCTATACTAGGGAAATCTTCCGTTTTTATGATCGCTTTTAATTGAGTATACGCCTCTTCTCTCTGTGCTTTTGTACCATAGAAGGTACCAGTAAATCTAAAGATCCTGGCACCTGCTGTAACATTTGTAGTATAGGCTCCGTTATTATTTCTATTATTAAAAACCTCGCTGGCATACGTTACCTTATTTGGTACGTTTGTTACTTGGAAATTATATAGTTTTGTACGGTTGGAAAGTTGTAAGCCTTTATATTCCCAGTTTCTCTCTATCATAGTATAAAAGTTAAAAAATTATTGTATAAGCTCTCCTATTTGCTCTACTGCTTGGTCTACGTCTATATCGTTTGTAGCGTTAATTTCTACGTTTACGTTTCTACTATTGTCTACGCTACTTTCTATTCTCTCTCTTTGCTCTGCCGTAGCTGGTGTACCAAAGCTAGCCCCTTCTATTCCGGCTTGTTGTTGTAGTGCTATAATCCTTCTTAACTCCGCTTGTAATTCTTTTGCAAAACCTTTTTGTTTTTGTATTTCAGTTCCAAAAAACTTAGTCCAGTCCGCCTCGAAAGCCTTTTTTTCTTCGTTTATTTTTAATAGAGCTACTCTTTGTTGCTCTAAATTATCTTTTAACGCTTGTAGCTCTGTATCTAGTGCCGTTTGTTGTGCCTCTAAACTTTCTGCTAGTTTTAGGTTTTCGAAGTTTTGTATTTCTTCCAGGTTAATTTTTTCTCCATTTTGTATAGCTTCAAAGATCTTTTTACGTTCTTCTAATACTTTCTTTTGGTTTGCTGTATCCTGTATAGTCCTTTCCGCGTCTGAAAGTGCCTCTAGTGCTTCCGCTTGCTTTCTTTGCTCTTCTGTAGTATTTTCTTCTATTATTTGTCTTTCTCTAGCAAGTTCTTTTAGTTCCTTATTAATCTCTCTTCTTTTTTCGCTATCGTCTTCGTCTCTAAGTTGTTTTCTTAGGTCTGCTTCTTCTTTTGTAAGCTCTACGAACCTTTCCGCTAAAGCTACGTCTCTTTCTTCGTCCAGCTCTCCTAGACTATTATTTATCTCTCTAATATTTTCGGTAGCATTGTCTTTAAGATCCTCGATTTTATCGTTTACCTTTTCTATACCGTCTATGTATTTTTCTAACGAGTCTACCCCTCCTTCTATATCGTCTATAATTTCTCCATAGACTTTACTATTTGTTTTTCCTAACTCTATTACTTTCTTTTGTTTTTCTTCTAAAAGCTTTTGTGCTTCTTCCTCTGCTTTCTTTTGCTCTTTTAAAGCCTCTGTAGTTCCTCCTATACTTTTAGTTAATTCGTCTTGATCCTCTGCGTTTTCGTCTAGGCTTCAAAATGATTGGTCTAAACTTTCTACCTCTTTAATAGTTTCCGCTATTGCTAATTGTTGCTCTTTCGAGTTCCCTGTAACTATATCGGTAATATTTTCCCATTCGTCCCCTATAGCTTTATTATTTTTTATTGCGTTATTTGCTAAGTTGTCAAACGCTCTTTGTGTATTCTTAAAGTTAAAATTTGTATCTATTTCCTCGAATACTTCCCCTACGCTTTCTTGTAGGTTTAATTTCTCTGCAATATCTGCCCCTAGATCTCCAAAGATCCCTAGAAACTTCCTTAAACTTGCTGACGCTATGGCTGGTAATTCGTTAAACGCTTTTTTTACAAATTGCGGTATAACTCTAGCAAATTCTTTCCAGTTAAATACTAGATCTGCTAAACCACTTATAGTAACGTCCGTAAATCATAATATAGCGTTTACCCCTTGGTCCAATACTTTACCGAATATTTTAAAGGTAGAAATAATAACGTTTCCGAAATCCAATAAAAACCCAGCAATAGTAATAAGTACTTGCCCGGATTTTACTTTAAAGTTTTCCCATTTTTGCCCAGCTACTTTTAACCTAAAATCGGTAGTCTCTGACATTTTCTTTACTGCTTCTTCTAGGTTACCTGCCCCGTTTGTTACCTCGTCTAAACTTTCTTTATATTTGTCGTTTTGGGTAGTTGCTAAAGCGATAATAAGTTTACTCGCTTCTACTTCTGGGATAAGTTTACGTAAAGCTTCTTGGTTCCCTCCTACTGCGTCGAATACTTCTTTAGCTACTGTTACAAACCCTTTTTCTTCTATAGCTGATTGTCCTACCTCTATACCTAGTTCCTTAAACTTTTTACTAGCCTCCGTAGTTGGTGCCGATAGTGCATTAATCGCCCCGTTTAATTGTGTTATAACCTGGTTGGCGTTACCTGTTACCCCTGTAAGAGTAGATAATATAGCAAATACTTCGTTTATAGTTACTCCCGCTGGTTTTGCCGATGATGATAAATTTAGTAACGCTGTAGCTAGATCCTCAATAGTAGTTTGTCCTAACTTATTCGCTATAAAGAATTTTTCCGCGATCGCTCCAGCCTGGTTTAAATTTTCCCCATACTTTTTAAGTACTGCAATAATACCATTAAACGCCGTAGTCGTGTCCGTTCCGGCTCCGGTAGCTGTAATAGCCGAAAGTCTTAAAATACTCGCTACGTTCTCAAATTCTACCCCTGCCGAGGCAATATTAAACCCTGTTTCTAATAATTGATCTTTCGCTATACCAAAAGTAGCCGATACGTTCTTTATTTCCACCCCTAGAGCTTCCATATTTGCTTGCGTAGTGTTTGCTACTGTATTGATCCTAGCTAGTCCTTTTTCAAAAGCACTAAAAGCCTGTACCGACTCTTTGGTAAAGGCTGTTAGTTGTTGTACTCATAGTCCCGCGATCAAAAACCCCGATACTCCCGCTAAAGTTTTCTTTAAAGAGAAAAAACTTTTATTAGAGTTTTTAATATTACTTTGGATCTTGTTTAATTGTACCCCGTATTGTTGGGCGTTTATTTTCCCTTCTTGAAATTCTCTATTTATACTATCTAAATCCTTCTCCATTTTATCCAGGACTTTAGTAGATTTACCTAGCTTTAATATCTCTAGTCTAGTTTTATCTATATCCCCGCTTACGTTTTGGAAAAGTTTACCTAATACGCTGACGTCTTTTTTACCAGTTCTAGCGTAGTTTCTAAGTTCTCTCGTAGCCTGTGTAAGTTCTTGTTTAAGTCTAGCTCTTTCCGCCAATAATTCTATTTTTACTTCTTCGTCCTCTACGTCTTTTAATTCTTGTTTTACTCTATCTAGTTGGCTTTGGATCTTACCGACGTTTAAAGAAAGCTCTAAAGCTTCCTCGTCCTCGATCCTACTTTTAAACCCTTTTATATCGTCCTCGAATTTCTTTACTTGCTTTTCCGCGGTTTTTGTATCCGCTTTTAGTTCAAACTCTAGCGTTTCTTTAGCCATAATATAAGTATTAAATATTAAGTTTATTTTTTTAGGTATCTATCTAACCTACCTAACGTTTCTTTTATTTCCTTTTCGTATTTGTCGGTATATTCCTTATTTTCTATTTTTTTATTCTCTTTTTGCCCTTCCTCTGTTTTCTGTCTTTCATTATATAGATAATGTTTAGTCCAAAAGTTTATTTGCCCCCAGGTATACGTTTTTAGTATCTCGTTTGGACCGGTTGCCATTGGTTTAGATAAAAAGGCTACGAGTCTAGCGAAATCTCTTTTAAACGCCTCCATATCCATTTCCTCCGGTTCTTCCGTAGAAATATCCTTTTTTTCCTGGTTTTCTCCTCAATATACGCCGACTAGGTAAGTTTTCTTTAAAATTCCTATAACATATACTAAATTATTAGCCATATATTTTACAAATAGTTTCTTGCTTATTTCCCCTTTACTGGTTTTTTCGAAGAAATTGTACAAATATTCTATTAGTGCGAAGTCCGCTTTTAAGCTCTTTTCCATAAATTCTAGCGTTTCTTCTACGTTCGCTTCTTCAAATTCTAGTATTATGGTCTTATCTCTCATAAAAAAACTAGGGCTTTTTAGCTTTAATTTTACTACGAAATTACTTTTAAACATAAAAAATAAGGATAGAAAATAAATCTATCCTTATAATATGCTTTTTCGTTAATATTTCAAATATTAAGCTGGTAAGTCGTCCGTATATGTGAAGATGTCCCCACCTTTATTTCCCGAAAATTCAAACGGAGAATTTGGAAGGTCTCCGGCTCTATTTGCGTCTAAGAAACCGTTTACAACTTGTCCAATAAATGTAGCGTCTCTAACGTAAACTTGTTTAGTTTTAGATCCTGGTAAAGCCGATGTAATTCTAACTACTAAGCTAGGCATACCTTTAGATCCGATTTTACTACCTACGTGTTGTTCTCCTACTCCGTCAATAACGTATTTACCTAACATTTCTGCTAATACGTCTGGGTCTCCAATTTCGTAGTAGTTCCCAGTAACTGTAACTTGTTCGTTTACAGAAGAGTAAATAATACCGTTATCGTCCGTTTCTACTTTTAGAACGTCTGAAAAGTCATCGTTTACGTTTAGATCTGTAATAGAAGATAATCTATAGAAAGTTAAAGCGTCTATTTCTGCTTGTACTGTAGCTACGTTACTAAAATCGTCCGCTATTTCTGTTAATGTTCCTGGATCTTGTACAATTTCTATGATACCTGGAAGCTTGTTTAAATATTTTTCTTCAGTTGCACTCATAATATATATAAGTTAATATTAAAATACTGTCTTTTCTTTAAAAAGAATATTAATTTTTAGAATAAAATCAAACTATTTTTCTTCTGTTTGTTTTTCTTCTACCTCTGTATTACTTTCCTCCTTTTTTTCTTCCTTCTTTTCCTCCAGGTTGTGTACTGGATTTGTAGGTTTTTCTACCTTTACTGGTTTACCAGCTTTTACGTCTAATAAAACACCGTGTCTAAAAAATCTAGTTTCTTGTAGTTCTTTGTAAATTTCTTCCGAAACTGTACAAGTACCTTTAAGTACGTGATCCTTAAATACTACTGTATGTTTTGCGTAAATAATTTTTTTACTCATCTTTAATAGGTATTAAAAATAAAATGTATAGTCCCTAATTAGTTCTTTACGGTCTTTGGTACCTAGGTCCGGGACCGCTTGCCTAGGTATAATATTATTTATATTTAATCCGTCTATTTCTAGTGGTAGGGTAGCGTTTGCAAATTCTTCAAAAATTGCTTCGTCGATTTGTTTTAAATCGGAGTTTAAAGTTTTTTCGTCCTTCCCTACTATAGATACTTCCATACGAACCGTAGTTTTTACCGGGTCCGGTAGATCGAAAAACCTAAGTTGTACTATATTTCCGTCCCTCTTTTCGCTTTTAACGGATCATAGTACTATAAGACTTGTAAGATCTGTAATACTGGCTTTAGATCTAAACCAGGTTACTATTTTATCTATATCAGTATTCTTTAAGATTTTCATAATACTTTAGTGGTTATCATATTTATAATAAAGTCTCTTTCTTCGTCGGCTGTCCTGGTAAACATTCTAGCACCTACACCCTCGTAAAATATAGTACCTTTCGGTTTGTTATACTTAAATTTAATTCCTATGGTTGGTATTC